TTACACGTTTAATAATCGCTTTATCTCATCATCAACCTTATTTTTTAGTGCAATATTCATGTATCTACTATGATGTTCAGTCCCCTTATCCATAATCACATATTCTGTGATGTCTTTATCAATTCGAATTTCCGCTTGTACTTTAATACCACTCTTACCTAGTTGGGATCTCACTTCTCTTAATTCATTTTGAACTACAATAATTTGTTGCCCCATCCACATAGCTAATGGACGATTTATTTTAATATCATTTAAATGTTTTAGATCGCGCTCTAAAGTTCGTTTAGTTAAATCAAGGATGATTTGTTTATGAATTAATTCAGCAGCATTAAAGTCAATCAAATTACTTCACGCTCTTTCCGGATAACTGGTACTAATGCTAGAACATTATCGATACAAAATACTCGATTAGCATGTTTCAAAAAGCAATAAGCATTAAATTTATCATCAGATACTTTCGTTACTTTAATACGTCTTTTAGTGATTTCGCCATTTTTAGCAATGTACATCATATCAACTAACTGATTGCGTTGCATTGCTTTTAATAACTGTCCTTTCATTAATACCACTCCTTTATAAGGACATTCGTTCTTTTTAAGGTAATTATAGAACATTTGTTCCTGTTATTCAATTGGAACTATGATATTTGAACAAAAAAAGACCATGCATTCACTTTAATTGTGAGCCTGGTCTTTTGCACTTATTTTTCTAATTGTATATCATAATTAAATCCTTTTGCTTGTAACCATTGTTCTAAGGCATACTTACCTTTTGAATCTTGTGGGTACCAATAGGATTCAAGCATGAACTTTCCATTCGTTTGAGTAACTTTGTAGTCTAATTTCTTACTATCTAAATACTTTTTCAAAGCTACTAATCCTGAATTTGTTGCGGATGGGAACCAATACACACGGACATTATGACGTTTGCGTTTAACTTTTTGCTTTGCAGCAACCTGTACCTTCTCTTTTACATACTTCACTTTAAACGCTTCACATATTCCTTTAGCGATTTCAATTGCACATTCTTTTCTAAATGAATCTGTACGTAATAATTCTGCTTCAACTTTATTATCCATGAATGCGCATTCTACTAAGATTGCAGGTGCAACAGTCCGAGAAATTACGTATAAATGTGTCCCATTTTTAACACCACGATCCGTTTGTTTGGTGCCTTGTAGCAAATATTTATGAACAGCCTTACCTAACTCTTTCGATTGTTTACTCATGCCAACAAAAACTTCTACCCCATTCGCTTCACCCCAGGAACCTGTAAATGCATTGGCGTGAACAGAAACAAAAGCATCCACTTTATTCTTGTTAGCTATAGATACGCGTGTCGCAAGTGGAGTATCTTCATCTGTTGGAGCTGTTAGAAGTGTTTTAAATCCACATCGTTTTAATTCAACGTTTAAATAATTTACAACAGCTCGGTTAAATTCATTTTCACGCATAAAAGTTCCGTCATTAAACTTTGGAGTACGTTTGCCAGCTGTCTCCATTCCATGCCCATCGTCTAATGCTATTGTATAACTCATTATTCCTCATCCTTTCTAGGTTCGTTATAAGATAAGACTTGTTTGCTATCACTAAGTCCGTTAGTTGTTGGGTCTGGAAGCATATTTAATGCATTGATAATTGTAAGAATTACTAGGTATGGATTGCTAATAAACTGTTTAAATAAATCCCATACAGCACCCCAGCTAGTCAAATCAGTAAATTGTAGTCCAAAGTAAGTAAGGACTGGAATAATTAAAGCTGCTAAAAATCGTAAAATAAATGTTTTATTTTCCTTAGTAAAACGTACTTTCCAATTAATTTTCATAATCTATTACCCTCCAAAAATTGAATTTTGTAATGCTATAAAAACAATTCCAACCACACCACTGATTGCTGCAGCTAGAAAATATCCCTTGATTTTGTCACTGTTCTGTTCCATTTTTTCAACTGACTTTTCAATTTGTCTCACACTGTTGCTTGTGTCGTACACAATAGGTTTAATTGTTTTCATATCACGCTCCAATTCTACGATACGTCTCTCATGATCAGCTTGAGCTAATGCTTTCTGTAATTCATTGTTTTCAGGCATGTCATCCACCATCCTTTAGAACTTTAAATCAAAATAAAAACCCTCCACAATTGTGAAAGGCTTGTTAAATACTTTCTGTATAAGGTTTCTTTACGATTTGATAGTACTGTTCAGCAGTAATAACACCTGCTGTTACTGCATCGGCAACTTGTTCTTTCGTCCATAGCTTAGCAACGTAAAAATATCTAATTTTATTAAAATCAAGCATTCTTAACACTTCCCGTCATAATGGCATACCACATATCTGCTATTTCCTGTTCCGGTTTTGGCTTGTTTTTTAACAATTCTTCGGCTTCAATTTGTTGTTGTCGATATACTTCATCTAAAATTATTTCTCCATCGACAAAAACATAATTTGAAGGATGATCTAATACATCATGATCATCCTCAACTTCAATTTCAACATTGTTTTGAATGAATGGGCTAGTAGTACTGCAACCTAGTACTCTATTATCTTGGGGATTTACAAGCAAATATAGTTTCATATCTCCACCACCTAATACATTAATACTTGTCTTAATACCGCTTGTTGTGCATTAATTCCACTTTGGTTATTTGCTACACCAGTAATTGTGTTATGTGTAATACTTAATGCTTTAATCGTAAATGCATTACTATCTGCTTCATCAACCGGAACCATACACAATGTGTGATTTCCTAATCTACTCTTTGGAATATAGGTATTAACGTAATTCCAGTTGTTTGCTGCACCTGATGAATAAGCGCTCCACACTAATATCCAACCGTTCGGACATTTTTGTAATGGTACATCAGGTGTGATGACCGTTGAAGCATTCATAAAGGCCACCCCATTCCACAACACCCTTTGTTTATTGAGAACATCGTATTGACCATTCGCTACTTTCCACACGTTGGCTTCTTCGTCGTATAGACCTGGTTTATCGTTTTCGATTAATTGAACTCCATCTATCTGTGCCCAGTTTGCATTTGCTCCACTAAGTACAATTTCAATTCCTTCTGTATTATCAGCAAACACTGGAGTTGTAAATGTAAGACCATATCGTTCCACCGAATAATCACTTGCAACAGCAGTGAACGTTTTACTAGCAACTAACGATAATCTTGTACCTGCTGCATCTACATGATAAATATCAACTTTAGGAATAGCCCCGGCAGATACATTCCATTGTCTTTTTGCATAGAAAGATAGCGCATATACTGTAGAAGGTGATAGGGTGTGTATTTGTTGTGCCATGGCATCCGTAGAGCGTACACAAACCCCTTTAGAGCCGAAAATCGGCATAGAACCTTTCCCACTCGGTCCAAAACTAACGGCTAATTTCGGCGTTCCTCTGGTAATGTACCAAGGTGTATTCGGATAAAATCCAAAGTACATATCGTCCCAGCTGTACTGTAAATCCGTACTATTAGGCAGTGCATCATGTTGTTCTACTAATTCAAAGGAATGATCTTGAACATGGTTAGTTTTAGAAGCGATGGAATAGCCTAAATTACTATTATCATCTTGAAGAATAAAGTCACCATCTTTTACACTAACCTCACCAAATGTTCCCGTTACCCCTCGGACTTCTCCCTCAATAACCGCGTTTAATGCATAAATCTTCCCGTTTGTATCGGCGTAAAACATGTCTAACCATGGTGAAGAAGTAGTTGCTCTTTTTTGAATCTTAAAACCACCTGTAGCGTTTGCAATGATTCTCACCAAACCATTTGAAAGCAATATTTCCATACCGTCTTCTTTTGTTACTTTAAAACCGTTATATAAGTTACCTAGTCCAACGGAAGCATCTTTGGCGTTTTGCTCGGCTTGTGCGATTTTTTCTTCTACGTCCTTTTGAGCCAATCCCCACGGTGACGCCACGTTACCATCTTCCAGTTGTGGACGATTAAGATAAAAGTAAGGAATCGTTGTTTCAGGTCCATATAAAGCATCAGAACGTCCCCCGATTAGTAACCTTACACCAGTGCCATCTCTATTTGCTTTAAAATGGTGGGTTACATAATGATAGTCGTAACCGTTCAATTTAACTATTGGGCAATCTTCAAACTTAACCGTCGGCAACAATTGATTGCTACCATCATCGTTATATAACAAGTAACAATAATTCATGCTTACTAATCCTCTAGCACGAATATAGTAACTCACTGTGTAATCTTTACCTCCGACAACGGAAAAGCCTTGTTCTGATATACTCGAATTGTGTACACCTATCGCTGAATTTGCTGGGACTTCACTATCTCTTGTTTGATTTAATAAATCGTTGGGGAATCCTGGAACCGATGCGACTGATAACGTACCACTTCTGTTCCATGCTGTCCACCCATGAGTTGTATTGAAGTCTGTATAACGTAAATAATTTTTTCCGCCTGGAATCACATTATCGTACAAAGGTGACCAACTATAGTCCGATGGATTTGTGCTTTCAGTTGCTGTCGTTTTATTGTACGCAATCCCTAAATAGCGTTTACCGTTAGGCGAATCGGACATACCGCTACCGTTTTCATTATCGGCATATTTTATCCACGTATATGTCGTTGTTCCGTCCTCTCCTGGTGGTCCAGGAATACCTGGCTCACCTTTTACTAGTGTCCAAGTGTAATCATCGTAATTGGTTGATTCCGTAGGTGTAGTTTTATTGTAAGCAATCCCCATATACTTCTTGCCATCGGGGAAATTACTCATTCCCGATGTTGGTGTATCGGCATACTTTATCCAGGTATAAAGCGTTTGACCGTCGGCACCTTTTGGACCTTGTATACCTTGTGGGCCCGGGTCTCCTTTTTCTCCTTTTATCAACGTCCATTTGTACTTGGTTGGGTCTGTACTATCAGCACTTATAAAGTCTGTATACTGCCCGATATAGAGTTTATTTGTACTATCTGTTGTACTGAAACCAACAGTTCCCGTTGCATTATTTGCGTATGCTACATGAAAATACGGTGTTCTTCCATCATTACCAGGAGGTCCAGGAATACCTTGGTCCCCGTCCGCCCCTTTAATCAATGTCCATTTGTACTTTGTCGGATCAGTAGATGCTACCGGGTTAGAATCGACATACATTCCTATATACGTTTTACTTAACGTATTCGTGAAAGTAAAGCCGACTGTCCCCGTTTCGTTGTCAGCATAAGCGATATGAGTATAAGAAGAGTTGCCATCCTCTCCTTTTTCCCCTTTAATTAAAGTCCAAGTATAATCTTCAGGATTTTCAGGTGCTGCATCTGTTTTAGTAATTGCAACCCCCATGTAACTCGCATTTGTAGAATCCTCTGTCATGCCACTCCCGTCTGGATATTGAGAATAACGTACCCAAATGTAAGTTAATTTCTTGTTAATTTCGGATTGTAACGATTTCATTATCGCCTTAACATCTTCTTCTGTATATTCGATATAGTCTCCTAACGTAACCTTCTTCTGAGATTTATCACTCAAGGAACGTTCCATAGTATGAACTCGAGCTTCAAGATATAGAGGTGGTTTAAATTTTGTATCCTTAATTTTTATAGTGTCACCAAAACGAATCTTTTTATTTTCAAGACCTGGTATATGTTCGAGATCAGCAACTTCACCACTGTACTCTACAATTGTATTAATTCGTTTATCTAACTCTGTACGAGTGTATTGAGTTAATTCGTCTAATGTCATGTCACTGTTTGAAGTAGTTGGTTCATAAGGTTCAATGAGATGCATAAGTTTACCGGTATCAGGGTCAGGTCTTCCCCATCGTTGAAGTGCTTCATCATCTGTGACAAGTACCGTTAACCTTGTACCATCTTCTTTTTCCGGTCCAATCCCTAACAGAGCAGTAACGATATTTGAATTATCTTCTTTCCGTTCAATACCAATTAAATCTTTCCCAAACTCTACTTCTCGTCCTCTCCATTCACCTTCACGTTTTAACAAATCCACATATCTAGCTACCACTTTATTGTTATTAACAACAATACGAAATCTTTTTTCTAAGCTAAACTCATTCGCTATTGTATTTATAAAGGCATAAGGATTGGTATAGTCCTCCACAACAAATGTTCTAGTACCCATACCCTCTAAAATACCTGCCTGGAATTCAGTGCCTGCTAAAGTATGTGCCATTATAGTAGAAACTGTTTGGTCTTTAAAAGTTTGCGGTTCTATTACCTTTGCCTTTTTTAATTGAAGGTAGGAAGCTGTTGTATAAACTTGTGTATATAGAGCATTATTTGAACGATATTCACGTGAGTTTTCTATAATTAACTCTATGAAATTGTTATCTTCATCTGGAATAACAACTCGATTTCGATCTGTTAAAAATTCAGAGTATTTCCTATCCGCAAATGTTGTAAAATCATAGGTTTCTTGATTATCTTTTAAAGATTTTGAGTGTATATCATTCCAAAAATCCCCCAAAGGGATAAAAGAGAGTATCTTGCCTGTTTCTCCATCTGTTATGTGTATCATTTATATCTCTCCTTAAATCTAACCTTTGTTCTTAATGACATATCAGGTAATACATATAATTCATTTGTGCCCTTCTTCAATTTAAAGAAATTAGCGCCAAAGTCTTTTAAATCCATGCGACTTTCCCCATTAATTAAAATGTCACAAGTAGTATGATCAAATGTAATAACATCCCCTGTATAGGCAATAAACGGTATTTGTTCTATTGTTTGTTCAGTAAGAGCATACGCTTTTATATAATCAATACGATTCGTATGCGGTGAAGCTGTAGTTCCATATTTGTCTATGAAAATACCGACATATTTTAATTTCCCTCTAAATTTATCCTCTGTCACTGTCCAGCTAGCTGTTAAAGGGTCCATATGTTTTCCGTCACCTAAGACACGAGCTACATAAAATGTATATTTGTCTCCGATACGTTGTAAACGCATATAAGCCGGAAAGTTATCCCATTCTTTTTGGTAATTACGGGAACTAATTAGGTAATTTTTGAAATCGCCAATAAACGGTCCAATACGACCCTCAGCCAATTTCCTCTCAACATAAATCGAATTATCAACTGCAGTCATTATTGCAATTTCTCTCATTTCATCATCAAATAAATAAAAACCAAACCTTCCCGTTTGGTTTACATTATCCGTATATAATTGACCACGTAATTCAATTTCGAAATCACCGGTTAAAGGCACCTCTTTGTAGACAGATGGGCCATGAAACCCTGTACCTGTTCCATATGATGGAGCAGTTATACCCGCACCATCATAGCCAATTGTACCTTGTGAGCCACCTTCCATATCACTTGTAGCTGTTGTCCATTCATCAATGGTCGTCCCCGTTTCTTCTAACAATAGAGTTTTGCTGTCCACAATTTGCGTATTCACATCTGCAGGGGCACCGATTAACATATATTCATTATCTTGATTTTGAACCATAGCAAATGTTACTGGTTGTAAAACTTCTAATTCAAATATCGGATCAGCTTCTGCTGTACCTTCACTTCTAAACGAAACGCTATCGGATGGAAAGTTAATTATTCTTTCATCGCTATATTTATAAGGGTCTGGACAAATAAAAGAAATGGTACCTTCTCCTATTTCAAGAAATTCCGAAATATCAAAACTACCATCCACAAGAGCATAATAAACACGATCAGGCTCATCATCAAATATCAGTTCTTGCGGTTCTTCTGTAATCAACCATTCAGCCAATTCCTCCTCAAGTTTACGTAAATCCTCACGCGTTTCACCATCGTAGAAAATTTTTTGTTTAATAGATCTTACATTCGTGGTGGTATTTTGCAAATAAGCACCGGGTTTACCTGGAATAGTTAGTAAATTTCTCGAAATGGGAGCCCATGCTGAACGTTCGGTGCTATCGTCCTCTAGATAAATCCAGTCTTTTTTAATTCCACCGAAACTAAAAGAATATAAATCTTGCAATTGTTTCACCTACTTTCTAAATGAAATTGACCTATTTTGTCTAAACGATTGAACATCCGTAATATCATCTGCTATCCATTCTGCGATTACACGCTTATCGGCTGTTAATAATTGAATAACTTGTGGACCCCTATTCATTGTTGCAGAAATACCAGCTCCGATAGCACCTAACACTCTGTCCGTTAGTGGTAATGCAGCCTCTGGTCCAGCTTCTCCAAAACCTTGTAAGACGCCATTGTTAATACCTGCAATAGTAGGTTTTGTAAAAACAGCACCTAAGGCATTCCATTTAATATCGAATCCAGTTGGATAAGTTATTTTCTTACCCATAATAGTTTTTGATGAAGTCTCTAAAGTAAATTTAGGTAAACTAGGTAAATCAATATCAGGAATTTTCAATTTTAATCCATCGAAAAATCCCTTAATGTCATCAACAATACCCGATACCGTGTCTTTTGCTTTCTCTATCGGATCAGTAATAAACTTCTTGACTTCATTAAATTTATCTCGTGCTTTATTCACTATATCTGTTGCCTTATTTACAAATCCATCTTTCAATTCAACAATTTTATTCAGCGCTTTTTCCTTTGCTTCCGTAATAAAAGTTGTAATAGCATTTTTTATTGAAATAAATTTATCTCGTGTGGATGTGTAAAATTCTGTAAACTTTAACATTCCCGCTATTATTAGTTCTTTAATTTTATTTGTAACTGTAGTCTTTATTTGTTCCCATTTTTCTAGAAGCCAATCTTTTAATTGACCCGCCTTTTCTACGATGGTATCCCAATTTTGGTAAAGCAATACACCAATCGCTATTAAGGCTGTTATGACGCCAATTACAATAAGTACAGGAGCTGCCACTGTACCGATAGTTACACCCAGTGCAGCGGCAACCCCACTTAAAGTAACAAATATAGGGGCTAATGCCATACATACCGCTACGAGTGTAGTTATCACACCTGCAACAATTGTTATAGTAGTTACTAGTTCTGGATTTTCATTCGCCCATTCTACAATTTTTGTTATAATTTCAGTTACTTTTGTTACTAACGGTGTAAGTGTTTCGGATAATTTATTCAGTTCATCCGTAAAAGCAATCTGAGATGCTGATGCTTCAACTATTGCCTGGTTATTTTCCGAGTATTTTTCATAACTTGCAGTTAATCCCTGGTCAGCTAACAGTTGAGAAATGTAATTCGCGCGTTCCTCAGTAGATGAAAAAGATTGCATTTTTTTATTAAAATCGTCTACAGGTTCACCACTTTTCTCGAGTAGATCGGTTAGTTGTCCAGTAGCCTCCCCGAGTTGAGTAGTTGTTGTAATACTTTCTGCTAATCCTTCAGCCGTAAAAGTATCCCCATAGCTTACAATTGCTCCTGAAATCGCCTTTGATATTCCGGTTATTTGATCTTTTGTTTTGTATCCGGCTTGTATTAAGTTCCCCATCGCTTCAGTTACTTGATCGGTTTCTTGACCTACAGAGTCAAAGGCAACACGGGCTCCAGAAATATCGTCTAAGGCTAATCCAACCTTGCCTATTTGGACTTCTAACATAGATAGATCCTTATTGGTATCGGCCATCCCTGTTGTAAGTCCTGCAACACCTGCAGTAATAGTTGCACTTCCTGCAGCTAACCCAGAACCTATTTCTTTTGCAGCATCTTTAGAAGCATCCTTTAATTCTCTTAAACCTCGCTTTAATTTATCAAGTTTTGACGCAGTTTTATCTGCCTCTCCCCTTTGTTCGGCGAGCTTCTGATTTGTTTGTGCAATTTCATTGGCAAGTTTTTGTTCATCAACTCTAACACTTGCTAACTTTTGAGCAAGATCTTGAGCAACTTTTGAATTTTCTCCAAATGATTCGCTAGCTTGGCGATAGGCTGATTCCGTTTGTTCAATCGAACGTTTCATTAAATCTTGCTTTTGGGTTAGAAACTGTATGCTAGATTCTAATCGATCCGTTTCGGAAGCAGTTAGTTTCATTTGTTCTTGTTGTAATTGAAAGGCTGCATCCAACTTAGAAACTTCAGCTTTTAAATCAAGAGTACTAAGTTTTTGTTTTTCTAAACTTTGGTTTGTTTGGATGATTTGATTAGCAAGTTTTTGCTCTTCTATTTGGGCATTCGTTAGATTTTTGGCCATTTGTTGAGCAGCATCGGAATTTTCCCCAAATAGTTGTTTCGCTTGTTCGTATGCAGTTTCAGCTTGCTCCACTGAACGTCTTGCAATATCTTGCTTTTGGATTAGAAACTGCAACTTTGCTTCTAGTTTTTCACTCTCAGAAGAAGTTAGTTTCATTTGTTCTTGCTGTAATTTAAAATCACGGTTTAACTTAGATGTTTCAGCTTGTAGCTCTTTAGAACTTTTTTTGAAATCATCGTTAAACATTTTGACAGTTATTTTTGCTTCTGGGCTTTTTGCCACTATTCTCACCGCCTTTATATCGTTTTAGGGTGATTCATCCATCCTTTAACTGCGATTGTATTTTCAATAATTCGATTTAAATTTGGGAATGGTGCTTTCCAAAATACTTCCTCTTTAATTTCAAGCGCAACTGTGCACCAAACAAAAAAATCCTCCAAACACTCAAATGTGAGTTTTGGAGAAACTACTTTTTTCCCTTTTGTTTTTCAGTTGCTTGTTCTAGTGCCTTTTTGAAATTGTTATTCGTGTCTTTTGAAAAGTTGTACATTAATAAATTCAAGTAAGTATCTAGTACTTCTTCAAAATCAGCATTGTATTTATTTTTAAATGTTTCTAGATCGTAAAAATCATTTCTTGGTCCAACATATCCTAAGTAAATAACATTTTTCATGTGATCTTTATCTAATTTATCTTTGACTAAAACTACTTCAGCTGCAGAAAGTTCACCTTTGGTTGCTGCTTCTATTCCCATTGCTGAAATCATTTCTAGTAACTCACTTTCAAGCGCTTTTTCAAGGATTCCATACTCTCGACCTACTTTTAATGAGTGGTTGTTAAAAAATAGAGGAAATCGTTCTTTATTTGTTTTCTCCTCGAAAAATTCACCATTTTCTTCCTTAACTTCAACATCGAATAATTCCACAACAGGTAATTTTCGTTTTCCATTCATATAGAAATCTCCCTTTTCTTTTTAATTAAAAAAAGCCCACTATAAAGTGAGCTTTAATTTTTAAACTGTTTCTACTAACTCGACTAGTTCACGACTAAAGTTTGTATGCCACTGTTCTACTAATGTCGGGTCCGTTGTATCTGCTACGATAGCTTCATAGTAAAATTGATCTGCTGAATCTGGAAGTGAATCAAATGTTAGTTCCAACATAGCCACTTCTTCTACTGCTGCTTCTAAAGGGGTGATTTTAAAACCTCCGCTATTTGAGCAATTTGGAAATGCCATTAATTTCTTATTTCCTTCAAAATCATCCACAGCAGTTACCGTAAATATAAAATCTTTGCCAAGAGTATTTATACCAGCTGAATAGACTCCCGCTTTTAATTTTTCATTAGTCATTCCAAAATAATCACGCGCTACTTGAACAGGAATATGGCCAGATACAGTAACTGCTATTTTAGTTGTTTTTGACTTTTGCTTAATTATTCTTGCTCCTTGCATTTTTTGAACTGATTGAACTTCTCCCTCTCCTTCCATAGTTCCAACCAATCCAAAATCTGTTCCTTCACCATATGTTCCGTCGGATTGTTTGAAACGAATACCAGCATGTGAAATGTCTGTTGTATCAAATACTGTTACAGTCATTAAAGTACCTCCTCCAACTTATCTATTAATTTATTTTGAGTAATGTCTGTTAATTTAGGTAACCCCTTGTCAACACCTCGTTCAAAGAATTTTTGAGCTACATGATTACTCGGGCCTCGTCCTTCGTTTGGGAAAACTAAATAACCGAATGATCCAGGTTTATTTGCTGCTCCCCCTTTTGCTTTTATAGTAATTTCTAAATTTCCAAACTCGGCCTTATACCATTTTGTTCGATTAGCATGTACACCTTTTTCCTTATCTGATGTCTTTATTAATTGTGTGATTTCAGGAGCGAGTATTTCTTCACCATCTTTCTTTAAAATGGTGTTAATTTCTCTTTCCATACTGCGCCCGAGATTTTTCATTTTCTCAGCTATTTCTTTAAACTCTCGATAATCAAATTCATATTTGATACTCAAGTTTAACCACCCTATTCAACTCGATATTTGCTATGTCTACAAAGCGATTTGTATCAGCATGTCTTGCTCTAGCTTTAGTACAATCACTAAATGTAATGCTTTTGACATTTACTGCAACACCAAGTATATCGATAATTGTTTCGTCAAAGTCGTCTCTGTTTTCTGAGTAATAAATGATTGTGATGGATTGAGTTAACGAATTACTAGTGTTTTCACCTTTTGTAAAGTCACCCATCGAATAAACTAATAAATGATAGGGGTTGTGATCATATTTTTGAGTCTCATCATCAGGTACTTCATCTTCGTAAATCGGTAAATTAGGGAACGCTTTTTCCAAAGCTTCTACCAGCTCTTTTTTTACTTTCATCATATACGCTTTGGTTTTATCATTCATTTACTACACCAACTCTCTGTAAATACCAATATAAGTAGGGATTATTTGGATCTCTATCAATTTTCACTGTGTTGTATTCCACATTATCAATACGGACTGTATAATCATTTGATAATTTACCTTTTAAAACAGGTGGGTACATTGTTTTAAGCTTTAAATCTAACGTTCTACTCATGGCATCTACAAAAGAATAATCTTGTTCACGTGCCGACAATTCAGAAAAAGCTAATGTTCCTTCTTGTGTAAATTCCTTTCCTATTTGCTTTTTTGTATTAGATAGCTTTGTTTTGTTCTGACCATATATAAGTATTCCATCGTTAAAAGTTTCGCGTAATGCCTTATTAACCAGTTGAATCACCTGTTCCGATGGCAGCCTCATGTTGTTCAACAGCTACACTTAAAATTAAACTTCGTAAACGCTTAGCATAATTAATCTCAAATTCATCAAGAGCATTATTCCATGCGTATCTGCAGCGTTCTAACATTAATTCTCGTACCGTAGAACCTTCATCAAAGGAAAACTCAGTCTCGCAAAGTTCATTAAAATAGGTTGTACTGCTTTTAATATAACGAGAAAGAGTATTATCGGTGTTTTCATCGTTCCAAGTTATTTGTAAATTATCTTTTAGCTCTTGTAGTAATTGTTCATCAAGAGTTACTGTCATGATTATTCACCGCTTTTCAACGCTTTTTCGGCTGCTAGAGCATCTTCTTTACCTTGAATTTTCTCTCCATTGGATAGTAGGTACCAACCACCGCCAGTTGATTGAGGAAACTCCCCTTCATTGTCGACATCTGATTCTAAATCCTTCTTAGATTGATCTTCTTCTACAAACAAATAAACCTTCTTGGTTTCTGGGTGTGGCTTAGATAAAAACTCGATACGTTCAGATGAAGCTTCATATCCCTTTGCTGGGTATTCATCTCCTACACGATAAACATGATCTGTTTCTTTATCATTAAATGGTGTTACAACCTTTATTGACAT